AGTAAAAATTACAAATATAAAAAAATTAAATGACTGTTAGATCGTTAGTTGATGAATTATCTGAAGATAAAGAGCAAGATGAAAGGATAGTAAAAACTTTTTATGCAAAAGATTCATTATCTCTATATATATTTGAAAAAATTGACGACACATACAAAATGATTTCATCTGTTCGAGACAGACTATTAGATATTTGCGATAATTTCATTGATTTTCTTGGGGTAGATTTTTTTATACATGATGCTGTTTTGACTGGTTCATTAGCAAATTATAATTGGTCAGAATTTTCTGATATGGATTTACACATTATTATAGATTATGAAGAAACTGGTCATAATATTGGACTGCTCAGCGAATTTTTTAATGCAAAAAGAGGTGTTTGGAATGCATTGCATGATATAAAAATAAAAAACTATGAAGTTGAAGTTTATGTTCAAGATATAAAAGAAAAACACATATCAAGTGGCGTATATTCAATATTAAACAACAAATGGATTATTCAGCCTCAAAAAGAAAAAATGAAAATTGATGACAGAAAGATTCTTGAAAAGGGCGAAGAGTATGCAAAATTGATAGACGATCTATATGAAAAAAATAAAAAGAAAATTGATATTAAATCAGATGTTGATGATATAAAAACGAAATTAAAAAGATTCAGACAAAGCGGATTGAACGAAGGAGGAGAATATTCGTATGAAAATCTGACTTTTAAATTACTAAGGAGAAACGGATACATTAAAAAACTGTTAAATCTTAAAAAGGAAACAGCAGATGCTAATTTATCGGTACAAGAATCATAAACATTATTTTTTCAACTTATAGTTGTATTTATAGCTAAGAATAATTAATTATTAACAATATCAAAATGGGAGAGTTAAAACCAATAGGAAGTGAAAAGCTCGCTGGAGATGCGAAACTAAAGCGTATTCTTGAGCTTACATATTATCAATCGTCAAGTGAATCAAAGAAATCACCTGTGATTGTTAAAGAAACAAAAACGGGCGTTTATGGCATCGTTAAAGAAAAAGATGGCTATTATGTAAAAAAAGGACTTAATGAAAGTTCTTTAGATTATATTGGTGGTTTGTTTATGAAAAACAAAAATAGATTTTCATCATATGGCGAAGCGTTCAAAAAAGCCGATTTTCTTGCTGAACAAGAATTATTGGTGGAAGCAACAAAATATGTTTTAAAAACAAAAAAGTCTGAACCACAAGCTGAAGCACCAGTCGCTAAGCCAACAAACGAACCCCCAATTCCTGCAGCTGCCCCAGGAGATGAAACGCCGCCGCCAGATTTTAATGAAATGCCTTCATCACCAGAAGATGAATTAGGTGGCGAAGAAACTCCTGCTCCCGAAGGTGAAGAAGATTATTTAAAGGTTATACAAAAACTATCAGGCAAGCTTGGAGAAAAATTAAGAACATATGAAGAAAAATTAAAAAGCGAAGATATAAAATATGTTCTAAAAATGGTTATATCTGCTATTAATCTTGATACATTAGAAGAAACAGATAAAGAAGAAGTTTTGGATTTATTAGAACCAGATGAAACTGAAGAATCGGCACCGGGATCAGAAGAAGAAATTCCAAGTGAGCCTACCGATACAACTCCCTCACCTGGAGATGAACTTGGTGAAACTGATGGTCAAGCAGCATTAGAAGAATTAATTGGTACTTCATTTTTTGAAGATAATCCAGATTCGGGACCATATGATGATGATGATGATGATGAGTCAGATAAATTTGATGTTGATGCTATTGATGACGCTGAAAAAGCAGCAAAATTTGCAGCACAACAAGATATGGAGAAAGAATTTCCTGATGAAGATCTTGATTTTGAAAAACATAAAAAAAGAGAAGAAGCGGCTGAACAATCTGGATCAATCCCATATGAAAACACTATGTCTCCTGATGAAGAAAAAGAACTGGATATTGATGAATTAACTAATATGGTTAATACTAGTGTTAAAGAAACATTGGGTAAATATTTTAGTGAATAATGTTTTTAATTTATATTAACGAACTGGGGAAGGACTATAAAGGCCAACGACAATATGAGTTTATTTTTGGTAAAAGTAAAGATGAAGATGTAATACAAGATGATTGGTTTGTAATACCATCATCGTGTAGATCCACTCCTCCAGAAATGAAATCTATTGATTTGGTGGGTTTATTGAAAAATTCAGATTTGGAGTTAGATTTAATTCAAAATTCCGATTATTTTGGCGTAATAGATGCTGTAGATGGAATAGTAGCATTAGGATGGGAAAAATTTAATATGGATGCTGAAGAAAGGCCTGAAAGAGTTTCTTTTCATTTTGGGGAAACTGTGGAAAGTGTAACCACAAAATTAATGACGAAGGGGCTTAGATTAATAAACGACGAAATTAAATATAAACTTTCATGAAAAGACAAAATATTATAACAAAACTAATGAACGAGGGATTTACTCAAAAAACATTAGTTAATTTAACTGACAAACAACTTCATATGTTAGCAGAAAGAATTCTTTCTGAACAATATATGTCCACATCCACAACTTCTCCTGCTTCTGTTCTCAATATACCAAAAACAGACCAAATAGGTATAAATGCGGCGAAAACTCAAAAGAAAACTTTTGCAACTTATGAAGGCGAAGTAAAAGAACAAGAAAAATTAGGTGCACCTGAAAAAAAGCAATATAGTGATGAAGAAATAGTTATGAAAAGGGTTAATCATAAGATTGAGACAAAGATGAAAAAAAATGAGGGCGTTAAAAGTGAAGTTGAATTACTTAAAAGAATGGGTAAAGAAATACCTGAAAAAGTACAAAAATATTGTGATGCAAGAAAAAAGAAAGAGAAAGAACCTGCTCTATCTGAAAATAAAAAAGTAAAAAAATGGGTTAATAAATTAGTGGAAAGCAAATGTTTTACTTCCAAAAATGAAATTATGAGGCTAATTCATACTAAATTGAATGAGCAAGAAGTGGCAGAACCAGAAACAATAACACTTCCTGATTTTTTAACGTTTGATGCTATTACATCTAGCGGTGAAGCACAACCAACAACAAAACCAGGAACAAAACCAACAACAAAACCTAGCACAAGACCAACTCCAAAGACTCCATTTCAGCCAGGCCCAGGTCCTAAACATAATCCAAAAGCCTCAATGGAAGAAGACAAAAAATAAATTAATACCATGAAATTGAACGAAAAACGTTTAAAAAGTATTATAAGAAAAACTTTGTCAGAGATGGCAATGGATTTCGAAACAGGAGATAGGCCAGATCCAGATTTACAACATAAACTACAGACTGGCGATACACCGTTACAAAAAGTTCCAATGCCAGCCACAGGTAGAGAACCAAACCAGAATTTTCAAGAATTATTAGCATCTGAAAGATATAGACAGGTCGTTCAAAGAGTAAGAAGATATGCTGGGCTTGGACCTGGACAAAGTATTCAAGATCCAAACACCCAAATGTCTTTAGTTAGAGCAGGAATGGCTGCTGTTGCTAGAATAGGCGATATGGAAGGTGAACATCTTCAAGAACTAGGGCAATTAGCTATTGCTCTTGTAGTTAAGGAAATGGGAATACCTGAAGGATCGGTTCAATGGGATTGTAAAATCGAACATCCTAATCTGGAAGGTTTTAAAAAAGACCAACCAAATGAAGAAAATCCTCAAGAAGTTAATCCAGAACTTGAATTGGAATTAGCAACTGAACTTGAAAATTTAAATTTAGAAAGGGCTAAAAGACGAATGGTGAACGCTATAATTCAGGGCTCTGCCGCAAAAGGTCAATATATGTTTCATTTGGTAGAACCTGAACTCACAAGAATAACAGGTTCCAATGAAATTATTAATCTATATGGAATATTGATGTCAATACTTGATGTACAATATTGGCAATATCCAGATGAAATAATAAAAGGGGCAATAGATCAATCAGTTGAAGGAAAAGAAGAAGTTGATCGTAATACTGAACCCCCAACAATATATGCAAGAGGAGCAAATTTTCCAGTTTTGGTTCATGAAATTATTAAGGGCGTAATGGAATTATTTAGTCATCAAGCAGAGCCAGAAGATAAAGAAAAGTTTCAACAGGTTATGGAACTTGAGGATACATTAGAAAAAGAAGTATGGGATTTGAGATTAGGACCGCCTATATGGGAAAGAATTAGATCTCAATTTCCAGAAGAGGTTCTTACTAACGAAACTAAATATGGCTTACAAAACTGGATACTCGTCGAAATCTTTAAATTGGAAGCTAAACAATTCTTGGTTTTAACTAAAGAAATTATGTCGGGATCTCCTGAAGGAAAAAGATTAATACAAGAAATATACGAATCTGTTACTGCTTTACTAAATGGCGAGTCTCCCGAAGATCTAACTGAAACATTTGAGTCTGATTTAAAAGAGATTACAGATAATCAATCTGAAGAAGACATTAATGAATTTCTAGAAGAGTTGAAAAATCAAGGAATAGGAAGAGCAAAAGAAGTTACAAATGTAGAAAAACCTAAAGAAGAGTTGACAGATAAAAAACTTTCTGAAATGGGAAATAATGCATTAAATTTTGAATTAAATAATGCAATTGATGCTGAAAATTGGGAATTAGCTCAGAGAATTCAAAAAATGATTGATCGTAAACAAGGAGCTTGAGAAAGTTCTTAAAGTAAATAATTGGTAGTAAAATGAAAAGTGGATTTAATCCACTTTTTTTGTATTTATATGTATGACGAATACTAAGATTGAACAACTTAAAGAATATGCTCGTATTATCAAAGATACACCATATGCAATGAAAACATATTTGCAGACTCACGATAAAATGCAAAATAAATATGTACCTTTGGATTTATTTCCTGAACAGGTTCAATTAGTAAAGGATTATGAAAATTATAATGAAAATATAACAAGAAAATATAGACAGGCTGGCGTTACTACTGTAACTGCAGCATGGATTTCTAAAAAATTACAAACAGCAAAATCTGAAAACCCTGAAAAAGTTTTAATTGTTGCTAATAAAAGAGATACAGCAATTGAAATGGCAAATAAAATAAGGGCGTTTATTGATCAATGGCCCGATTGGATTAATGTTGGCTTTTCTCAATTTAAAAATTCGGAAAGTAGATTTAAATTAAATAATGGATGTGAAGTAAAAGCTGTTGCAACATCTAGAGATGCTCTTCGTGGTTACACGCCAACAATTCTAATTTTTGACGAAGCAGCCTACATTGAGGCTGGCGAAGATTTCTGGGCGGCTTCAATGGCCTCTCTTTCAACAGGTGGTAAAGTAATTATGATTTCAACTCCAAATGGATACGACCCAATATATTATGGCATATACTCTCAAGCTATTCGAGGTGATAATGGCTTTCATATAACAGAATTAAAATGGTATAGAGATCCTCGATATGGAAAAAAATTATCATGGATTAAAGTTGGTGATATAGTTCATTATTTATTAAATAGAGAAGAATATAAAGATGAAGACATAACAATTTATGACGCTGATCCTGACGATTATGAAAAATTAATTGAAGATGGATATAAACCATTTTCTCCGTGGTTCGAAAGTATGGCAAAGAAATTAAAATATGATAAAAGACGTATCAACCAAGAAATTGATGCTGATTTTCTTGGATCTGGCGATAATGTTATTCCTGCTGATTTAATAGAAAAAATTATAAAAGAACAGACTCGTGAGCCTCAAGAAAAATATATGATGGGACAAATGTGGCAATGGAAAGAACCAATTAAAGGCCATCGTTATATTATGGGTATTGATGTATCAAGGGGAGATAGTGAAGATTTTTCATCTATTAATATAATAGATTTTGATGATAGAGAACAAGTTCTTGAATATATTGGAAAAATACCACCAGATGATTTAGCCGCAATTGCATATAAATGGGGAATATTTTATGAAGCGTTTATTGTTGTAGATATAACTGGGGGAATGGGAATTGCAACGTCAAGAAAACTTCAGGAAATGCAATATAAAAATATGTTTATCGATGGAATTAACACTCAAAATGTGTGGGAATATGATGCTAAAATAATGGAAAAAATTCCTGGTATTAACTTTAATAATAAAAGAACACAAATTGTTGCGGCTCTTGAAGAACAACTAAGACATGGGTTTATTGTTAGATCATTAAGGCTAGCAAATGAATTTAACACATTTGTTTTTATTAATGGCAGACCTGACCATATGAAGGGGACTCACGATGATTCTCTTATGAGTATATCCATTGCTTTATATGCTGGTGATATTTGTTTTACTCAGTTAATACGAAATGAACTACAAAATAAATCAATGATGGAGGCTTGGACATTATCTGAAAGAAGCTATGAGCCAAATAAATCAATTTATTCTTATGGTAGGGCTTTTGATCCATTAGGGGCCATGGGTATTGATGGAAGTATGGTTCCTGAAAACCCCTTATTTCAAAATCAAACAATGAAAGATAGGAAAAATATGTATAAAGAATATTCGTGGCTATTCGGAAAACGAAAATAAACTTTCATTTTATAAAAAAATTCTTTATATTATAATCAATATTTATAAGTATGGCAAAACAAGAATTAACAATTTTTCAAAAACTAACCAGAGCATTTGGTTTTGCAGGACAATTGAGAACACCACCTCAATTTGAATTCAGAAGAGAAGAGCTATTAAAAACCGACAATAAAGATGATTTTGAAAAAGCGCGATTACAGGCACAACAAACTCAATATATTGCAGATAAGTGGTCAAAGCTTGATATGTCTTTATATAATCAATCTGTTTATTATGAACCTAACAGACTATCAGCATATTATGATTATGAATCAATGGAATTCACTCCAGAAATTTCTGCGGCATTAGATATTTACGCCGAAGAATCAACAACTAAATCTGAAAAAGGACAAATTTTATCAATACATTCTGATTCAAAAAGAATTAAAAATATTTTAGATGATCTTTTTTATAATATATTGGATGTTAATACTAACTTACCGATGTGGACAAGAGGTATGTGTAAATATGGAGATGATTTTGTTTATTTAAAAGTTGATGCAGAAAAAGGTATTATAGGGTGTCAACAATTACCTAACATAGAGGTTGAAAGACTTGAAGGAGCAAGACAATCGGTTCCAAATCAAAGCGACAGAGTTGGTAGTAGATTTCCAACAAGAGAATTGAGATTTACTTGGAAAAATAAAGATATGGAATTTCAAGCTTGGGAAATTGCACATTTCAGAATCCTTGGCGACGATAGAAAACTTCCTTATGGAACTTCGATGCTAGACAAAATTAGGCGTATTTGGAAACAACTTTTATTGGCTGAGGACGCAATGCTAATTTACAGAACATCAAGAGCTCCCGAAAGAAGAGTTTTTAAAATATTTGTCGGTAATATGGATGATAAAGATATTGAACCTTATGTACAAAGAATTGCCAATAAATTCAAAAGAGACCAAGTTGTTGACGCAAAAAATGGTAATGTCGATATGAGATATAATCAGATGGCAGTTGACCAAGACTACTTTATTCCTATGCGTGATCCAACACAGCCTAGTCCAATTGAAACATTACCAGGAGCTCAAAACTTAGGCGAAATTGCTGATATTGAATATATACAGAAAAAAATGTTGGCCGCTCTTCGTATTCCAAAAGCTTTTTTGGGATTTGAAGACGTTATTGGTAATGGTAAAGGGTTAGCCTTATTAGATATTCGTTTTGCGAGAACAATTAACAGAATTCAACAATCAGTAATTCAAGAATTAAATAAAATAGCTTTAATTCATTTATTTCTTTTGGGCTTGGAAGATGAGTTAAATAATTTTACTTTAATGATGACGAATCCATCTGGCCAATCTGACTTATTAAGAATTGAATCGTGGAAAGAAAAAATTACAATGTATAAAGATGCAACATCAGACCAGTCACAAATGGGCATTCTTCCTGTCTCACATACATGGGCTAAAAAGAATATTCTTGGTATGAGCGATAATGAGATTATTCTTGATCTGCAGCAGCAAAGAATGGAGAGAGCTATAGGATTTGAATTAACAAATACTCAAAATATTATTAAACGCTCGGGTGTTTTTGACGATGTTGATAAAAAATATGGAATACCAGAAGAAGAAAGAAAGAAACTTGAAGCATCTATGAAAGGACAAATGCAGGAGCCTGGCGGCGGTCTACCTGGCGGAGGAGGCGGTGGTGGAGGAATAATGACTTCTCCATCTGAAGCCGCAGCAGGCCCCACAACAGCTGGCGGCCCAGCCCCAACTGGAGCTGGAGAAGCACCATTGGCTGAGATTCAATCAAAAAAAGAAAAAATACTATCTATGTTAAACGAAGATACAAGCCTACCTGATTTATTTAATACAGAAAAGGCACAAAAGAATATTAGCGAGATGGAAAATAAAATAAAAGACATTTTAAATCAATAGACATGAATAAATTTGGAGTACTAAAAACTAAAATTTTACAAAAATTATCCGATGCTTACGCTAGTGGAAATAAAAGTGAAATGAAAGAAATCTTAACTGAAGTTACAAAAAATAAAGATTTCAAGGAGTTATATTTGTTTTATGAAGATGTCGAAAACAAATATATTGAAGACAAAGAAAGTGCTAAATTATATGTGGAAGAGATTACTCCACTATTAAAAGAAAAAATAAAAAACACTTCAAAATTTTGTAAATCGTTAGATAAAAAACTTGGTGATGTTGTAATACTTGAAAATGAATTATATTCAAGCTTAGATAAATTAACTGAGCATGATATTTTAAAAAATGTTGATGTAAAACTTCAGGCGAAGATAAAGCTTGTAGATCATTTAACAAAGAAAAAACAACTTAAAGAAGAAATTATTAAAGAATTTACATCAAACGAAAATTTATTACATACTGTTTTAACTCATAATTTTAATATACTTTATAATAGCACTTTAAACGAGGATCAAAAAGAAGAATTAAAGAAGATACTTGATATAACGGATGAAGACCTACAAAATAATTTCAAATCATTAAAGGAAGAAGTATCTGAAAAAATGAATAAAATGACCGTAGATGAAAAAAACGATGATGTTAAAAAGAAATTAAACGATGTTCTTACAGAGGTTTCATCAATGGATGTATCAAAATTTAATTACTATAAATTATTACAATTAAAAAACGGGCTTTAAGTCCGTTTTTTTTTGGAATATCAATTTTTTTTCTTATATTTCATATATTCACCATAAAAGAAAGAAATATGAGAAAAATTAATGAAAACTGGAAAATTTATTACCTTGGGATATTATGGTAATGTAAAAATTGGATATGGAACTGTTGACTGCAAAAATTTAAAAACAATTTACATAAAGTTAAACTCATGGATACAGCCCGAAAGCAAAAATAATGATGAATTTAATTATTTATTATCCAAAGCAAAAAGAAAAATAAAATTACGAATATATAATCTAAAAACTAATCTTTTTAAAAAAGAATCAATTGTTGATTTGGATGTCCGAACTAAAGGAATTAAACCAGGAAAAAAATCTTTTCTTAATCTTGAAATAACATTATTTACTCAAAGGCCGTTTGATGTTAGATCTATAGAGCCACAATTTTTAATCAAAAATTTAGGCGAAAATATTGTTGACTTAGATTTGAGCAACAAAATCTTATTTAATTTTCATAAAAATAAAAAATAAGTTTCAATTCCGATGTATTTATAGTAAAAACTATAGATGAAGGAATTAAAGATATTGGGGCAGCATGAAACTGGTCGTGGAATTTTAATTGAGTATGATGCTGGCCATATTTCTCCTGATGAGAATAAGGAAGTAATTGCCGAAATGAAGAATATGGACTTTCAACAAGACCTTATTCTTTATGCTGTATTACAAAAATATGATGTTCCCAATAAAAATGGTAGAATTTATCCCGAAGCTCTTTTAAGAAGAGAAAATGATAAATACCAATCTATCATTAAAAATGGCGGGGCATTAAATGAACTCAATCATCCAACATCTTCACTTATCGATTTAGATAGGGTATCGCATTCGATTCTCGAAACTTGGTGGGAGGGTAATATTTTAGTTGGTAAAATTAAATTATTTACTTCGCCAGGTTGGAAAAAAGCTGGAATTATTAGTTGTAAAGGAGACCAAGCTGCAATGTTATTAATGAACGGAGCAACTTTAGGTATATCTTCTCGTGGCGTCGGTTCATTAAAAAATGTTAAAGGACAAAATGTTGTACAAGATGATTTTGAACTCGTATGTTTTGATTTGGTGTCGTCGCCATCAACACCAGGCGCCTATGTGTTTAGTGATTTGGAGGATAGAATAAAATATGAAGAAACGATTCCAGAACAAAATCCTGAAGTGGATAAAATGAAATCTCTTATGGGAAGATTGGATAATTTTTTAGCAAAATAATGATTTTTTTATGATTTAAAGTGCATAAAGATAAACTTTTAATAATTTCATAATATTTATAAAAACAATAAGAAACGAAATGGCTCAAAAATCTATTTTAGAACAAGCATTACTTCAGGTGAAAACACTTGAAGATGCAGTAAAAGCAAACGCAAAGGGTATACTTGCTTCAACAATGAAACAAGAACTAAATGATTTGCTAAAGGAACAAGAGGATGAAAAAGATCCTGATGAAGAAGAAAAAGATGTAACGGGTACTCCCGAAGATGATGAAACTTCAGATAAAGAATCGACAGCTGGCGAAGAACTTCCTACAGGGGATGAAGAATTACCAGCAGTAGACAATGAGTTAGAAGGTGGCGAACCAGAAACGGAAATGCCATCTGAAGACGAAGATTCGGAAGATGTTCTTGACATGACAGGTGCCTCAGAAGAAGAAGTTTTGAAAGTTTTCAAAGCTATGAAACCTGAAGATGGCATCGTTGTTAAGAAAGAGGGTGATACTGTACAATTTTCTGATGAAGGAAACGAATACATTATCAAACTTGATGATGACGCAACAGAAACTCCAGAGACTCCTGAAGGTGGTGAAGAACTTCCTACGGATGAACTTTCTGAACAGCAAGTTGCACCAGAGCCAGCCGGAGATAATCAAGAAATTGTCTATGAGATCGAACTTGATGATGAAGACGACGAAACAAAAGAGTGCGAAGCAAAAGAAGAGGTTAAAACTAGTGATGGAAAACCTTTTGAGAAAAAAGTTGGCAAAGTAGGTAAGAAACTGGAAGCTAAAGAAAATGTTACAGTTCATGATACCGTATCTGTTAAAGATGGTCAACCTTTCGATAAGACATCCCCTCAAACGGGCGTTAAAAAGCTTGAAACCGATGTTACTAAAGCACATAAAGTTGAAGCTAAAGAACAGGAAGGAATTAAAAGGCCTGGAACAGCTCTTCCTGGAACAGGTGGTCCACAAACAAAAGAACCTGGTAAGGGTGGAAACAAAGTAACTCAGGCTGAACCATTTGGACCAACAGCCATCAAAGGAACAAAACCAGCAGAAAAGAAAGAACCTGGCAAGGGCGGTAATAGTCCTGAACAGGTAGAATCAAAACCTGGTACACCCCTTAAAGGTAGTGGTCTTAAACCAGTTGTAAAAGAGCCTAAAGAGCAAGAATGCAAAGAGTGTGACAAATCAGTTAAAGAAGTGGAAGCAACTGAAGCTGTAAGAACAAAATGGAACGCTCATGGAAACAGAGCAGCAGAACCAAGAACTGGAATAAAAAGTAAAAAAGTACATTATGCTGGTTCAAGAGATACTGCAGAAGTTGATCTTAACGAACAAGTCGAGACACTTAAAACACAAAATGATGAATATAGAAAAGCTTTGGTTTTATTCAAAGACAAACTAAACGAAGTCGCTGTTTTCAATGCAAATTTAGCTTATGCAACTCGTCTATTTACCGAACATTCAACAACAAAACAGGAGAAATTGGAAATTTTAAAAAGATTTGATACCATTTCAACTATAACCGAATCCAAAAATCTTTATACTACTATTAAAGCTGATATGGAAACTAAAAAACCGATTTCCGAGGCTGCAGTAGAAAAAATTGCATCAAGTCCATCATCTTCAGCAACTGAGATGTTATCAGAGTCAAAAGCTTATGAAAATCCTCAATTTGCTAGAATGAAAGAATTGATGAGAAAAATAAAATAATAAACAATAAAAAAATTAAAAACCAATATTAAAAAATGGGAGCATTATTAGAATCAGGTATGGTTGGTAACATAGGTCTAAAGCACCTTCGTGTTATCAAAGAAGATACCATCAAAAAATGGGACGAACTAGGATTCCTTGAAGGACTAGATGGTCACCAAAAAGATAACATCGCACAATTATACGAGAACGAAGCTAGTTTCCTTATCAATGAGGCAGCAGTTTCCGATTCATCAGGTTCTTTTGAAACTGTTGTATTTCCTATAATTCGCCGTGTGTTCTCTAAACTTTTAGCCAATGACATTGTAAGTGTCCAGGCTATGAACTTACCTATCGGTAAACTCTTCTTCTTCGTTCCTAAAATTCAGGAAAGAAGTTCAGGATCACATTACGCACCTTATGGCTGGCCAAATACAACCGACGCTCAGGGCGCTGGTTATAACACTGGAGCAGTTAACCTTTATGATCGTTTCTATGAAGACGATGGTGGTACAGGTAACTCACCTGAAACAGGACTTTTTGATTATTCAAAAGGAAAATATGTAACTTCAGGCGTTACAGGAACGGCAACCGTTAAATTCGTTAATGGAACGCTTATCGGTTATAACTACTCAGGAGAAACTGTTAGCCAAGTTACTGTTTCCTTTACTGGATTTGCAAAAGACGGACAAGGTAAACTTATCGGCGCTTACGGTAATGTAATGGATACCGAAGATTTCTTAGCGTCAGCTCAGATTTACTACGGCGGAGCATATAGGAACTTCAATATTGTAACTCAGAAATACGGAAAAGGTATTATTGAGTATGGCAACAAAGCAAGTTCAACATCATTCCCACTTGGACAGTATCAAGACATTTGTGATGAAACTGGCACAATCTACATTAGTGTAGATTTGGATTCATATTCATCAACAGGTGGATTTACTGGAACTACAGTAGCATCTACAGGTCTTACAGCTAGTAACTTTCTTCTTTACTACAGAACATATGATACACTTGAATTCGAGGAAGAAATCGGTGAGGTTTCATTCGACCTTTCATCTGTAACTGTTTCTGTTACTGAAAGAAAATTAAGAGCTGCATGGTCACCTGAACTAGCACAGGACGTTAGCGCATTCCACAACATCGATGCTGAAGCTGAGTTAACAGCTCTTCTTTCAGAACAAATCGCTGCTGAGGTTGACCGTGAAATCCTTCGTGACTTGAGAAAAGGCGCAGCTTGGAAAGCTCGTTGGGATTGGAATGAATGGAGATATGGTAATGGCGGAGCGGCTTTCGTAGGTTACACACAGAAAGACTGGAACCAGACCTTGGTTACCAAGATCAACCAGTTATCAGCACAGATACATAAAACAACCTTGAGAGGTGGAGCAAACTGGATCGTTGTTTCTTCAGAAATTTCTGCAATATTCGACGACCTTGAATATTTCCATGTATCAAATGCACAGGCAGAACAGGATCAGTATAATATGGGTATCGAAAAAATTGGTACTCTTGCTGGTCGTTATCAGGTTTATCGTGACCCGTATTTTCCAGCTAACAAGTTGTTAATCGGACACAAAGGTAAATCATTATTGGATGCTGGATATGTATATGCACCGTATGTACCTCTACAGCTTACCCCAACTATGTACAACCCATTCAACTTTACACCAGTAAAGGGTATTATGACTCGTTACGCTAAGAAAATGGTTAACAACCGTTACTTTGGTGTTATTGATGTTAAGGGTGTTGTTACATTCGACCTTGGAACATTAAGATAATCGTTATCTTATCGATATTCAAAAGAGGGACAAGAAATTGTCCCTTTTTTATTTTTGTAATGTTCTAAATTTTTTGTATATTTGCCTAAATGAAAGAAATTAATTATTTCAATCTAAGATTGGATGTCTTACAAAAACTTATTGATTATAGAGAAATCGAATGTAAAGAAACAAGAAATGAAATGATAAAATGCCTTCAATTAGATGATGAAGGAAGATATATACGAGAAACTACCTGTGAGAAATATGATAAAGATAAATTTTGGATTGGCATTGATACTGGAAATCAAAAACAATTGATCGAAATGGGAAAATTAATTATGGATGGTCAAGCTAAAGACACAAATATGTATTATAATTGTAGAAAATATTTTATATCAAATGTGAAATTGTTAGAATGAAAAAATTTATATACTTGGATATTGA